TGTCCTTGGTGTCGCCATGCACGGCCTTGAGGTCGAGGAGACGGGTGGCCAGGGTTGTCTGGCCGTTCTCGAAGTCCAGGTAAAGGACGCGCGCTGGACGGTGGATCTCGAAGGGTCCGTAATACTTTCGGCCAGACGCAAGGGCGGCGACCGCGTGCTGGAGGAACAGAGACTTGCCGTGTCCTGAGTAGCCGTAGACCTGCACGATCGTCCCGCGCTTGAGCCACGGCTCGATCAGGTACTCAGTGGCCGCGCTCTTGGCCAGCATCTCGTCGGCGTCAGACATGGTGATAAGGCGGCGTGTCTTGGCCTTGACCGCAGCAGGCTCACCCGGTGCCACCTTGGACGGGATGTACTGTCCCTCGTCGTCGAAGCGCTCCGGGTGGTTGCGCTTCTCGGCCTGCTCGATCGAACGGCAGGTCGCCTCGAACTCGGGCTCGGCAAGGTTGGCCTCGAAGAACTCGTGCATGAAGGCACGTCCCCGGAGCCGCAGCTCGTCTCCCCAGTAGCCTTCGAGGATGCACTCAGCCACGTAGCGCATGACGCGCTCGTTCCTGCCATTGCCAAGGCCAGAGGGGATCTTGAGGGTCGACGGAAAGCGCTCCCGCACAAACTTGGCAGTGCGGTCCCACTCGCTGGCAAACTCGTCCAGCGGGCGAACGGCGGTGAGGTCGAGGTTCTCGAACTCGAAGGTGCCGCCCCGGCTGATCGGTGACTTGCTGTCGTGGGGTGACCAGTCCTGCCAGACAGGGAGATCGTCCCAGTCGTGACCGGCAGCGAAGTCCCAGCTGTAGTGACTGGTCGGCGGCAGCAGGGCGTAGCTACCGTCGCCACGGAAATCCAAGCCGTCGATCCTTGGCCAGTCGGCACCCCGGCTGTTCACGCCAGCGCGAGGACCACGACGGATGCCATCACGAGGATGTGAGAAGTAAAGGTGGTGGCCGCGCTTGGTCTTCACGCGGACAGGTGACCGCATGCCAGCGTCGAAGGCTGCATGCAGGGCGTCGTCGTTGTCGCAGTCCACGACAACGACGCCGGAGAGCGCACCAGTGATGATGGCTATTCCGGCGTCGGGCCACTGTTCAAACCAGGAGATGACTTCCTCTTCTGTGGGAAGCCTCTCCTGATACTCTTGCCATTTGATCGCTGGGCGTTTGCTGTCCAGCTTTATGGGGATGATGGAGAGACCTTGGTCAAGGTACTCCAGCGCTGCATCGAGCGTCGTCTTCATTAGTTCCTGCCTCCTCGAAAAACTCATCGAGGACCAGCGCCGGGTCATGGTTCTTCACCCGTTCGAGGACGACCTGGCTGATGTATCCGCGCTTTATCCAGCCGTATGGAGCCGTGCGTCCGACCCCACAAATGTCAGCTGTTTTAGCGGCTCCTCCCAGATGCGCGACTAAACGAGCGATGTTGAATTTCATGACAGGGCTGATACCTCCGTTGTTTGTACTTGACACTTGTGTTGTTTACGATACATCTAAGGGTGTTGGCAATACCCCGTAAGGTGTCGAACTGTGGGGAAGCAAGGAGAGAGAATGGCCTTCAAAGTGATGAAGACGTCGGACGATGCAACCGACGGGCCGACCAAGGTGCTGCTGTATAGCCACCATGGTTTTGGCAAGACCTACCAGTGCAGGTTTTATCAGAAGAGATATGGACCCGGCCTCATCCTCAGCGGTGAAGCTGGGCTCAAGTCGATCGGCGACGTCGACATCGACTACCTGCCGTTCACATCATGGGACGGCAAGCATGACCCGAACGAGGGCGTGTACTCCTTCCGTGGCATCTTCCAGATGCTGGCGAAGGAAAACCTCCGCACCTGGAAGTACAAGTGGATCGCCATCGACAGCCTTACTGAGCTGTCTGAGCGGCTGATCGAAAGCCTTGAGGTCGAACACAAGGGCTCCGGCAATGGCTTTGCCATGTGGGGTGACTACAACCGCCTGATGCTGGGCGCGCTGAAGCACATCCGCGATATGCCGCTGCATGTCTACGTGTCCTGCCTCGCCAAGGAGGAGAACGACGACAACGGCCAGACACAATACTGGCCGCTCGTGAAGGGCTCCGCCGTCGGCAAGCACATCCCCGCATTGTTCGATCACGTCTTCTGTGGCGTGCGCGTGACCGAGAAGAACGAGCAGGGCATGCCCAAGGTGAAGCGCTACTTCGTCACCGACGAAGTGTCTGGGTGGCACGGCAAGGTGCGTGACCCGCTTCATCGCCTTCAACCATTCGAGCAGTGTGAAGACGTCACTGAACTGCTCACCCGTATGACCAGCAAGGAATAACGACCATGGACAAGTGGACAAACTTTGGTGACCTCGACCTCTCTGGCGTCGAGGAGAGCAAGAGCAGACTTCAACCCGGCAAGTACCTTGTGGTCTGCCGCGAGGCCAAGATTGAGCAGGTCGAAGGCACGCAGAACCGCCGTGTCGTCGCGCTTTTCGAGGACGAAGACGGCATCGGCGACATCCGCATGAACTTCAACGTCTTCCATACCAACGCGCAGGCTCAGGAAATTGGTCTTCGCCAGCTCAAGACATTCCTTGTGGCTGCTGGCCACAAGAACCCAGACAAGCCGGGTGACATCGGAACCCTGCGCGGTCTGCGCTGCGGTGTCGTCGTTGGCCTCGGAAAGCCGTGGACCGACAAGGACGGCAAGTCGCGTCAGAACTCTGAAGTGAAGCAGTTCTACAACCCTGATCACGAACCGGCATCACCCGCACCGGCAGCCAGTGAGAAGCGGGGCAAGGAACTCAATGATGCTGTTCCCTTCTAAGCGATCCTCCTCCCCGCTTAGCTAGGGCAGTAAGAGCCGCCAGTCAGATGCAGTCCTGGCTGGCGGCTCACTTTTTTCGAGGATCGAATGGAAGACCACGCAGCCAACATCATTGCCGCTATAGATAGCGCTTACCGGAATGAAACTCCGCAGGAGCCGCGCTCATACATTGGCGCGTCCATCATCGGAAACCCCTGCGACGCGATGATTGCGTTTCAGATGCGCGGGTTCCCAGACAGCCAGGTAGAGCCGAAGCTCAAGCGTATCTTCAAGATGGGCCACACGATCGAAGACATTGTTGTGCGCGACCTCAAGAAGGCTGGCTACTTCGTGCAGGAGATCGACGGGCTCACGGGCAAGCAGTATGCCTATGACGCATACGGCGGACATGTCGTCTGCCACACCGACGGGCAGATCGAGTTGGATAGGGGAGAGCCTTCGATCCTCGAAGTCAAGTCGATGAACGACAGCTCGTTTAACAAGTTCAAGAAGAACGGAGTGAAGGCCGCGCATCCGCGCTACTTCGCCCAGCTACAGATGATGATGGGCATGTCTGGGATACAAACGAGCCTGTTCATTGCGCAGAACAAGAACACGCAGGAGTACCATGCCGAGCTGGTTGGATTTGATCCTTTCGAGTGGGGATACATCGAGGCAAGGATTGGGGGCATTCTATCGGGGTCAGCTCAAAAGCTCGCCAGAGATCCCGAAGACTGGCGCTGCCGTGGATGCTTCAAGGCAGACGCCTGCTGGGGCGACGCCAGACCGAAACCACTATGCCGAAACTGCGTTCACTCGCTTCCTCGTGAAGAGGGAGGATGGTGGTGCGGCCTCAAGGAGCGCAAGGCCGACCAGCCCTGCGACAAGCACGAGTATTTCAAACCAAAGGAGAGGGACTAACGTGAAGGTTTTTCGCGAGGAAGCTGCTGACATCGGCACCGAAGCCATTGGTCTGATCAGCACGGACAGGGCCAAGACACATGGCCACGCACTACACCAACACCAGACGGCGGCTGGCCTCTGGACCGCATACCTTCATGGCTGCGGGAAGATGGCCGACGGTAAGGCGCTGACAGGGCATGAAGTGGCCATGCTGCTGATGCTGCTGAAGGCCAGCCGGGATGCCGTGGGCGCGCACAACCGGGACAACTTTGTGGATGCCGTTGGCTATGCTTGCCTCGCCGGGGCGATCCGGCAATTCGAGGAAGATTTCAATGCCGGGGTTCAAGAAGGATGGGAGGATAGACCTTCGCAGGCTCCCCAAGATAGTGGAGAGGCCACTTCTGAGGCATGGGGCGGAGGGCATGGCAAGTCAGCTATTGCATTCGGAGGCGAGCGGAGAGCCTAGTTTGGTCAGTGAGCCGCTGCTCGAAATCGACAGCCGCCTCAAGGGACGTCTCCGCCTAGAGACGATCATCCACGAAGCACTCCATCTGGCGTGCCCGTGGATGCCCGAATTAGTGGTACTCCAGACAGGTAGATACCTGGCCATGATTGTCTGGCACCTGGAGTACCGAACCGAGTGGGAGTGATTACTCCCAGCCCTTCCAGTCAGAGTTCCATCCGCCGGTTGACCGCTCAGTGCGGGGACCGGCGATTTCATTTGTGACACCCTCGCGGAAGGCGCTGACGCCACCTGCGACTGGTATACGCCGGGTGATCTCGCGGACAGCGGTGCGCTGTTTCGAGTTCGTCTCGGACCCGCCGAAGCCAAGGGCTGCCTGTGCACCGGCAGCCACGTCGAAGGCGGCGCTTGCCGTTCCGACCGACGGGCCACCGATTGCACTGGCCACTCGGACCTTGCCGTAGGCACCGTTGTCCACCTGGCTGGAGATGTCGTGCATCATCTCAGCCAAGAAGCCGAAGCCACCCGTGGCCAGCATGCTCTCCATGTACCAGCCCATGAAGTCGGAAGCGTCGCCGTGGACCTTCTCGTCGTAGCCCA